AATATATGCATCAACTATAGTGTCCATACCTGACAAATATCCTGTCCATGCATCTGTATTAACAGGAATATTAGTGCCTCCTGAAGATTTTTCCCCATTGCTTTGAACAGCCAAAATAGCATCGGGGGGACATTGTATTTGTATTATTAGTCCTGGATCTGTTGGAGTATTTGAACTTTGTGCCGACGCATAAGTGACCCAAGAGCCCGGATCACCTGATACTTCAATACTTAATGAACCATAACCATTAGGTATGCTTGTTGCATTTGTGTTTACAGACAATGTAGCTGTTACACCGCCGGCACCGCTATAGTATCCAGTTCCGTTATCAGTTAAAGCATATGTGGGTGTAGGTGCTCCACCGCGACCATATCCTCCCCCACTGTCTGTCAAAGAAATTCCTGTTATTCTGTACTGCCAATCATAGACCGGAGGAGGTCCTGCGCTAGCTAGAACTGCTCTAGTTTCATATGCAACTACACCTAATGCACCGTGCCAGTCTACAGCCAAATATAATTGATCGTAAATATTGTCAAGCTTTCTTGTTTGTAGTTGTTGCATGTATCCTTTAATTTCTCTCCAAGGATAAGGCAATCCACTCATAGTACCAACAAAATCGCTCAAACTAAATGTGCCGTATACCGCACTGCCTAATGCTATTTTGCTTAATGCTTGGCTACAAAGAAATTCATTTGTAGGTATGTTGGTTCCATTTGTTAATGGTAATCCATTATTTGTTTCTAGTGAAAATACTACCTGTGCAAAATTTTCAAAATCGATAGTATCAATGCGATTAATTTGTTGCATTGATGCAGCAAAAGCTCCGGCTAATACTGCCAAATCATCAGGTATAATTCCTTTACAGTATGACCCGAAACCGTCTACTGGTAATTGAAAATTTAATTGCTCTGCCATAAATTATTTCTTTTCAAAATTATACGTGTTTAAATCTATCTTCACATTGTGGTGTAATATAAATGATCCTGGTCTTTCACCTGCCCAAAAACTATTATTACCTGCATCTATAACACGCACAAACTTCATTCCAACATCTTCTAATTGTACTACTTCATCAAACCAAGTTCTGCCATTACGCATAACTGCAACACGTTTACCAAATATTTCTGTTGCTATAATAAATTTTTTATCTGCAGTAAGTAAAGGAGCAGTAGTACTACATACAAGGGAAATTCCATCTGCTGTAACCACTCTTACACATGGTTGATAATCATTACATGTTGTTACAATGTGACCGTCGACAACTTCTAAACTATCTGTGCCTAAACTTATTTTCATACCGCTTTCAAGCATCCAGGCTTTTGTGATTTCTCTGCCGTTATGTTTACGATCTATTTCAGCTAACGGAATAAATGACTCCAATGCTATGCAACCGCCTCCTCCTAGTGGTATAGTGTCTCTTGTTGAACCCCCTTGTGTAGGAGGTCTCGTAACTATAGGCTGTACTATTGGTTGTACTGGTTCCTCCACAACAGGTACAATTACAGGGGGTCTTGCTGGTACTGTTGGTGGTATAGGAAGATTTAGTAATTGTGGATTTAACAATCTGTTTACAAATAATAGGTAGTAAATCTTACTATTAGCCGGACTATCATTTATGTTATAAACAGGCGTGGTCAATGTAGTAAAACTTATTGGGAACATTTTTTTAATATCTAGCATATCTGCTAATGTTGTTAGTCCTTTAGTTTTACAACGAATTACTTCTAAAATTTGTACCAAATCACTGCCGTTACACCCTGACATAGCATTAAATAATTTTTGTTCTTGTTCAAATGTAGCAGCTTCTGAACTTAAAATTTCATTTATTTCTTCTACTTCAAGTCCAGAACCTATCATTAAAATGTTAAGGCTGTCACTTACAGCCCCTGCATTTTGTAATGTATAAAGTAAAGTTGACGGCAAACCAAAGCTAGTTAATTTATTAAGGCTTATACCTTTTCCTAAATTTATTAAGTCTTGTCCGAATGCCTGAGTTGATAAACTGACACCTGTGATATCCGCAGTGATAAGATCATTCATACTACTAAATGATCCTTCAAGATACTTAAGGCTATTACGCATAGCCATGATTGCGTCATTTGTTTGTACTCTAAATCCTTCGACCATGTTATAAAATGTTGTGTACCACTTATAATCAGGAGTAATATGGTTTACATAGGGGTTGCCCCAATTAAAATCTTGCCAGGCTTGTAAAGCTAATGAACGTACCCAGCCCCATTGTGTTATACTACTATTGTTGTTGCTTGTTGTCCATGGATACCAAGTAGCCGTTTGTCCTTGCCCTGTATCTCCCTCAATAGGGTATCCTGTTGATGCTTCTCCGTTCCATTGTTCGCTAGGATCATTGACAACATAAGTAGGAGGTGGACTATTTCCTAATGCAGGAATTCTGCTTGCACCTATAGATGTTAATCTATTGTATGTTTCATTTGATAACCTATAGCCAGTGCTTGTACCTGTAACAGGTAAAGTGGCAGTAACATTCATGTATGTACCATCGACTGCGCCATTAATTATCCAAACTGAACCTGTCCCCTCAGTTCCATTACCTTCATACACAGGAGCTTGAACATCTAAAGTTCCTATAGTGGTACTCGTATCAATATCAATTAATTCTTGTCCGGATTGTAAAGTTCCATTTAACATTGAACCTATTGTTATTCTACTACCTGACACAACACAATTAGTTAAATCAGCAGTATAGCCTGTTTGTGAATGCCTGTAACCATTATTGATTGCATAGGTAAGTTTACGTAAAACTGTATCGTTTACAACTTCGCCCGGGGTATAATCATTATTAAATTTACTACGCCCAGTATAATCTTGTGTAACAGAATTGATAGAAAGTCCTTGATTTAATAACAAGGAGCTTAATGTGTTAACACCTAAAGGACTTTGCTTGCCGGAATAACTCATGCGGATTCGTCAGTTACCTACTAATACAGTTGCTATAGTAGATAATGACATCACAGTACAACCGCACGTTGTTTTATCCAACCATCTTAATGGTGGAAGTCCCTGTACTAAAACTTTAAAGCAAGTGGGTATAGTAAATCCTATACTATGTGTAATTGGAAAGGGTGTTGGAGGGTGTGGGGTAACATAACCTGGTCCTAAATATATAGGCTTACCCTGTACAAGTACAGTACTAGATGGTAATGCAGTTATCTTACCTCCTCCGTATAATGCAACTGATGTTATGTCAGCGAAAGGTGCTGTGTTCGGCATATTAAATTACCCTAATATTACTTTTTTATCTGGAACTTTTAATCCAGTAGTCGCTTCAATATACTTACTTTTGACGCCTTCATCTGTTTCAGCAATCAAAGTGACATTATCTGTATTTAGTCTTACACAACTACGTGGATTTATAGTAAACATACTAGGGATCAATCCTAATGTTCCTTGCACGTTAGGGCCAATACTTACTGGATCTTGTAGTAGAACTATGGGCAATTCTATTTTCACTACCTTTCCTACTAATTCTTCGCCGCTAGTCAACTTAAATGTAAAAATCTCATCTACAACTAATTCCATTTTACTTAACCTCATTAAAATATTTTACTAAATCGTCGAACCCGCCCACATATTTTTCATCAATAAAAATTTGTGGTACTGACTTTACATTTGGAACTGCTTCAAAAAGTTGCTCACGATTCCAACCAAATCCTAACTTGCGTTCTTCTATCTCGTATCCTTTTTGTGTTAGCAACTTCTCTGCCATAGTACAATATGGACAATCCGGCTTGCTCCAAATTACTGCTTTCATCTATTTCTCCTTATAATATAGGTAAATCGTCGTAATCTAATTTATCACTCATAATGCCTATGACATAATTAGTACTTTCGTTTTCTTGTAGTGCAGTCTGTTTCTTGCTGGTGTCACTATGTTTGTTGAACCAAGGTATGGGTGTGACTTTAGGTGCCGGCTGATTATACTTGATGCCAATTTCTTTGAGTGCAGTGTTGGCAGTATAATCAACAAAGTCTTTTAGTATGTTTGCGTTTAGACCGATAACGCTACCCTTGCTGAATAGATATTCAGCCCAGACCTTTTCTTCACGTATTACATCCATATACAATGCATAGACTTCTGCCTCACATTGTTCTTCAGCTTTGGCAAATCGTGGATCTTCTTTGACTACCTGATTGATGATCCAAGCAGTCCATTCTTTGTGTAATATCTCATCTTGTAATATCAAACTAATGATATTACCATTGCCTATAAACATCTTGTTTTCAACCATTGCTAAACTTGTAGCAAAACTGACCATGAACCTAAATGCTTCTAGTGCATAACTTGCATTCAGTGCTAACCAAATAGCCTTGATATGATCACTTTCTTTGATCTTTTCGCCTGCTTCTTTACGGCAATTGATTAGATGCAAATCATCATAATACTTGCCTACACTGCTTGCCATATCAACGATTTCTTTGGTATCGTGTATGCTATTGAAAACATCTTTAGGCACATTATAAATGTTACGTATGATGTGACTATAACTTCTACTATGAATATTAGTTTCAAAGAATGTCCAGTTATAAACAAGCGCCTCTAGTTCCGGCAATGATATCACTGGTGTGAATATCTGACTGGGCCCACGACCTTGCAAACTATCTAATGCAGTTTGGCGTAGTAAGTTGCTAGTAAAAATATGTTTTACAGCTTCGCTAGCGTCTTTAAAATCATTAGCATCTTTGGTTAGACTAACTTCTTCTGGCACCCAAAAGAAACCACGCGCAGTTTGTTCTAGTTTCTGCACCTTATTAT